CCTACTACCCGCAGAATGGAGGAACCCACTACCCGCAGAATGGAAGAACCTACTACCCGCAGAATGGAAGAACCTACTACCCGCAGAATGGAAGAACCAACAACTCGCAGAATGGAAGAACCAACAACTCGCAGAATGGAAGAACCAACTACCCATAGAATGGAAGAACCAACTACCCGCATGATGGAAGAAACCACTATGGCACGCAAAAGAGAAAAGAAAGAATGCTCGTATTTTCCAGATCAAAGTTGTGATAAACAATTTCCTCCATTATTAAATGTAAGTTCTACATCTGAATGTTATGCACCTGCTATGGGAAATTATATGATACTAAATGATAGTACAGCTACATCAACAGATGGAATGGTATTATCTGGTGGAAATATTTATTGTAAAAATTAAAAAAAACATATTTAATTTTATAATGCTATAAAGCTAAATAATAAATATTTATTATTATAATGCGTATTCTATCGTGGGATGTCGGAATTATTAATTTGGCATATTGTTTAATTGATATGAATAAAACTGATAATACTTTCAAAATAATTGATTGGGATGTTATTAATTTAACAGATCGTGATAAAATGAAATGTTTTCAATGTAATAATAATCCATTTTATTATTTTAAAAGTGAAAATAAATATTATTGTAAAACTCATAGTAAAAATATAGTAATAAATATACCTACTTTTGAACAATTATTTAGTGAGAAAATAGAGCAAAATAGTATGTGTTGTTATACAGGAAAAACTAATTGTAATAAAAAAAGTAAATATATTTTAAATAACGAACAATATTTATGTAATACTCATTCAAAATCAAAATATAAAACTATTTGTAATGATTATAAATTAACAAAATATAATATGAAAACAATAGCTAAACAAAGCATGGATGATTTTAGATATAGATTAATACAAGCATTAGAAAAAAAATCTAATTTATTAGATTGTGAAATAGTAGTTGTAGAAAATCAACCATCTTTTAAAAATCCTCGTATGAAAACTATTTCTGGAACAGTTTACGATTATTATATGATACGCGGAATGTTTGATAAACTTATAACAAAATCACCAATTATAAGTGTTCGTTTTATGGCTCCATCTAATAAATTAAAATTAGCAAATGATGGTGATACAAAGGCATTAGTTAAATTGAAAGGGGATGATAGTAAAAGTTATAAATTAACTAAACAACTAGGAATTAAATATTGTAGTGAAATGATTGAACAATTTCCAGAATGGTTAACAAAATTTAATAGTCATAAAAAAAAAGATGATTTAGCAGATTGTTTTTTACAGGGAATGTATGCTGGTATGAATAATACTAATATATCTCTATAAATTTATAACTAATAATTATTTATCACTTAAATTATTTATAATTTTTTTTAATCCAATAGTTGTTTCTAATGAATATTTTGTATTATTTAATGGTTTAGTTCTTTTTAATACATAATCATTTGTTTTTATTATAATATTATCTTCATTAATCGGAACTTTTTCTACATATGCAATACGTGAAACGAATGGTGGTTTTATATACATATAATTTATTTTATTTGATATAAAATTATCACGAAATTCAATTATATCTACTGAACCTCCAAAATCAGTTAATATTTTCCATGATGGAGCTACAATTATTATAATATCTGTTTTATATGTTTTCTTATAATGAAGATATAATAATGAATTTCTTTTTGAAACATTTTCATCGTTTGTATCTATATTATATGCCATTGCACAATTATATGAACAAAAATGTCCTGTACCTTGAAATATATTATTATAATAATGTTCTGGTAATTCAACAGTAGGCGTAGTATAATAATTTTTATCCCACCAACATTTACTAGTATTATTAATTAATAAATTTATGCATGGTTTACTTATTTTTTCATATTTATTCAATTTTTCAGTTAATTCGTCTATTTTATTTTTTAATATTTTTATTTCTTTATCATTAGATTTAGAAATAATTTCAGTTGGTTCAGATTTTATAAATATATCACTAGCATTATAACCAATTGTTTCAGAATAATCTATTGGTAAATGAACTATAATAGGCGTTTCAATTATTTGTGTATCATTTTTAATAATAGGTATGATTGCACTTTTTGGCTTTCTACCTCTTTTAGCTTTTATCTTCGTATTATCTTCCATTATATTATATAATTTATCCTATTTATCTTTAAATTAACAATTTTTATTTAACAAGTCCTTAAAGGACTTATTAAATATGTTAAGTAACAACCATTAAATTTTTCTTCTTCTTTTTAGTATCACTCATAGTATCTGATACTAATCTATCATTATTAGTTGTTGTTTCTTCCATGGTATCAACTGTATCTACTCCACTTTCTCTACTATGTAATCTTTTTAATACTTCTTTAACTGATTCATTCTTTTTAATAACAACAGGAGCAATAACATCTCTCGGATCTTTTTGTTGTATTAAGTGACTAGGTGTACCAATTGGAATTGGTTGATTAAAATTTACAGGTTGATGATATGTTTGAAAATTATCTTTGGTTGAATGAAGTGGAGGCACTTGATATTGTGATGTTTGTGATGTTTGTGATGTTTGTGATTGTGATACCATGGAAGCTTGTTGTCTCATATTTTGTTTCATTTGTTTTTCTTTTTGTTGTAATTCTCTACGTTGTGTTTCAATATTAAGTTCTTGTTCAGACATAAATTGATTAGGTTTATTATTATTAACTAATTTTGATATTATTTCCGGCTGTATATTCATAATACCATCCATTCCTGGTGTTTTTGATAAAAATGCTTTTGAAAAATGAAAGGCAGCACCAGATGCAGCTATTAATAAAAATAATTTAATTTCTGGAGGCATAGATTTACCTTTTCCTTTATATTTTTCATATAATTCTTCCATTACATCTTCATAACTATCTACTTCAACACTCATATGTTCAGACCATCCGTCTAATTTAACTCCAAATGGATCATATTTACCATTAGCAAATTCTATTATACTGGCTACATTTAAAATTGTATTTTTGTATAATTTAATACCATTACGTCTTTCTACAAAACTTTTTAATAAATCATATTCATATTCCATTTCATCAATAGAAGAATTAAAATCATATTCCTTTGATAATTTATAACCCTTTGTTTTAATATCACTTAATTTCCTTAATAAATCAATCTTTTTCATTCTTAATTGTTGCGGATTTAATTCTATTTTAATAGTATCATTATTATATGTTTCTTCTTGTTTAGGTAACTTGTGAGATTTATGTTTCTTGTGCTTTCTGTGTACCTTATGTGAAGAATCTGAAGAATCAGAATTATCAGATTTATTAGATTTATCCGATTTATCTGATTTATTAGATTTATTAGATTTATCCGATTTATGTTTTGTTGGAGAAACAGTTACTTTTTCATATTTTGCTTTAGATGAATGTGATGAAACTGATTCACTAGAATTAGTTTTATTTTTTTTATCATTTTCACTATCATTATTATGTAAAGAGGATGATGATTTTTCAGATTCTTCTAATTTTTTAGAAGGATTTGCAATAAGACCTAAATAAAAATCTGTTTCTGTTGTTTCTTTCTTAATTATTGGTTTCTTTTCTTTTGATTCATCGCTATCAGACATATTATCAAACCTATTATTTATGTCAGAACTAGTATCAGATGCCATATATATTATTTAATATTCTTTTCTTTAATATTAAACGATTAAATTTTAAATCTCTATTATCATATAAATAATGCAATATTCAAGTATACATGATGCTTGGGGTTCAGGCTATAAAGAAACATTTAAAAATAATATAAATAATATAAATAATATAAATAATAATATTGAAAATTTTGAAGAAAAACTTAAAATAAAAGCAAAATCAGAATTAGAACAATTAAAAATGAAAGAAGAATTAGAAAAATTAAAAATAAAAGAAGAATTAGAGCAATTAAAAATTAAAATAATAGAAGAAGAACGAGAAAGATTAAAGGCTGAGATAAAAGACAATGAAAAGCTAAAAGATGAATCTGATGAAGAACATTTTACAATGGGTTGTAATTTATCTGGACATATTAATAAATGTAAAAAATGTAAGGAACAATTTTTAAATATATTTAGAGAAAATTTTTCTAATTCAGATAAAAATATAACTCAAGTAACCGAGTCAAGTGTAAATGAAACTAATATAAATATATTTGGTTTTAAATGTAATTTATCATTTATATTAAAAATAATATTTGTTTTATTAATTTTAATTATATTATATTTAATTATATCAATTTTTAATATTAAAAATACTATGAATCAAAAATATTTGCAAAAATATTTGCATAATAATTTATATATGTTACCTAATAATATGACATCGAATAAAATGTTCAAATTAATAGATTTTCCTAATTTATAAAATATATTTTCCCGAAATAAAATATATTTTCCCGAAATAAAATATATTTTCCCGAAATAAAATATATTTTCCCGAAATAATTTATATTTTCCATGAAATATAAATTATATTATTATTACGTTTTACTTTAAATTCATTTTTTTTTAATTTTTTAATCAAGTATATTATACAATCTTCTAATTTATATAATGGAATATTAAATATAAATTCTGGAACATCATACCAACATTCGTATAAATTAGCTGCACTTGCAATTGTAATTTTATGTTCAATTCTATTATATATTTTTTTATATATTTCATCTTTAAGTTTATCTTTTTCTAGTTGTTGTTTTACTAATTCAGAAGCTTTAACCATATTATATCACAATAGATAATTTTATTAGATGCCAATATTGTTTAGTGAAATTTTCATATTATTTAATTCACGTGTATTATTATTATATTCACTTATTTTTGATTCTATATTATCTGACTCAATATTATCACCATAATCAATAGTATCAATTGATAATAGGGTAAAAGCTTGTTCTAACATTGTATCTTTTATATATATTTTATCAAAATTTTTAATTTCAGTAAAATTATTATTTATACCAAATGTAAATGGAATTATATTATTTTCACTTTTAACAAGTTTATCACAATAAACACCATTTATTTTTCTTTCTGAAAATTTTTTATTAAATTCTTTCATATTTGAAAATGTTTCTTTAGCAATTTCAGGTATATTTCTTCTATTTTGTTCTTTTTCTTTATATATAGATGATATACTTCTATTATCTTCAACATAGTTACCATGTCTTCCAGCTAATTTCACAGATGTTTCGTTGAAACTTTCTTGTGCTTCTTTTGGATTTTTTGGTAAATTTTTTCTTATTTCTTCTAAATCTTTAGAAAAATTATCTTTTAAAGAAGTATGATTCATATTACTCTTCAATAACCAATCATCGTATTTTTTTTTTGTATTAATATTGCCTAAAATATGATGTGCTTGAGTTATGTTATAATATAATTTTTCTTCAACTTCAGATATTTTATCAGGATGAAATTTTTTTATTATTTTTTTAAATTTTTTTCTAACATCTTCAACACTACATTCAACCGGCAAGTCTAATAATTCATATAAATTAAATTCCAAATCGTTGAAACTATCCATTATGTAATAATACTTTTTCATTTTTATATCATTTATGATATGAAAAATTTATATCATTTATGATATGAAAAATTTATATCATTTATGATATTCTAAAAGAAATTATTATTTATGATATTCTAAAAGAAATAATAATTTCTATCATATAATAATATGGATAAAATAAAGGCTAGTATTATATTAGGTTCTTATTTGGATACACTTGGTTTTTATAATGGTATATGGGAATTTAATTATAATTTAAAAATTAAAAATTTAATAGATGCTATTTCTGTTAATTATTCTATAGTACATCAATTTTTTGCAATGGGTGGTTTTAATATTGATATAAGTCGATGGAATGCAAGTGATGATACTATAATGATGATAGCAACTATTAAAGCATGTATTAAAGGTAATGCTACACCCGATTCGTTTAAGAAAGAATATATTAAAATTTTACCTTTATTAGAAGATGACAAACGTGGTGCAGGTGTTACTACATTGATATCACTACGTAATTTAGCAAAAGGTAAAAATATTGTATATTCAGATAAAATGGGAGGAAATGGTGCAGCAATGCGAACTAGTTATATTGGAATATATTATAAAGATAATATTGAAAAATTATTAGAAATTTCAATTTTATCGAGTAGATTAACACATAATTATCCACTTGGTTTTTTAGGTGGAATGGTAACTGCCTTATTTACATCTTATGCAATTAATAATATACTACCATGGAAATGGTGTGATATGTTGCTTGATATTAATACAAATGGCACTTTAGATAATATATTGAAAAAAATGCCAAATTATAATGAATATATTAGAGATAAAGATGAATTTTGGAATTGTTGGTATAAATATAAAGAATATAGAATGAATAAATTTGATATTAAACCATCTGAATTTATTCATGGTATTGATAGAATTAAAGATTTAATTAATATTTTATATAGTAAGAATGATATTAATAATATTAATTATGATAAATTTGGATCAACTGGTGCAAGTGCTACCATAATAGCATACGATTGTATTTTAATGTCTATAACAAATAAAAAAGGGAATGATAGTATTTTAGATTTAAAAGATAATAAATCCCTCTGTTATAATTGGGAAAGTTTAGTATTTTTTTCAGCTTTACATTTTGGCGATAATGATACAATTGGAACAATTGCAGGTAATTGGTTTGGTGCATTAAGAGGATTTGACGGTGTTAAAAGTAATATTGTAGAACAATTAGAATTTAGAAAAGAAATTATTTCTTTAATTTGATCTACTGAAAAGAAATTATTTCTTTAATTTGATCTACTGAAAAGAAATTATTTCTTTAATTTGATCTACTGAATTAATTTAATCTATAGAAATTGATAATATTATTCTTTAACTTGATCCGATATACTCTTAAATAATAATTCTTTTAATCCTTTTTCATTCATTTCTTTTCTTTTTTCTTCACATTTAGCTGTCTTACATTTTGGTAAAACAAGTTCAATCTTTTTATATTCTGCATTTGTTAATGTTGGAACATATTCAGCATGTGCTTTCATAAATTCATCTTTAGTATTTTCTTCATCTGCCCAATAATAAATTACTTTAACATCATTCGAATTATTTTCAAATTCTTTTACTATTAGATATGCTCGACTCCCTTCACGTGAATGAGGACATCCTTTGCTACCAAAATATCTTAATATATATTCTTTATTACTAGTTGTAGTAATATTACTTGTAGTAATAATATCTTCATCTTCAAAACCTTCTTTCTTTTTTAACATAACTACAACATATATTACTATAACAGCTAAAATAATACAAATTCCTAAATATACATATTTATATTTATCCAAATTTTCCTTACTAAAAAACTCCATATATAAAATAACCTAGATTATAAATTTATTTATAATCTAGATTATAATCTAGATTATAATCTAGATATTTATAATGAAGTATAACTTTAACAAATATAGATATTTATTTTCAGTTAATAATAATGATAAGCGTTCGGATTTTTTTATATTTATTATTTTTGATTTATTATATCGAAATAAAGAACTAAATTCAATTTCCTTATACCAATCACCATTTGCATATAACATAAGAAATAATATCGAGTGGATTACTTATTGTATGGATTTAGCACATAAAGATACTATTATAGATTTTAATCCAAGTGATTTCATTTATTTTGAACAAATAATAAAAACATTTTTTATAGTAATTAATACAACTACTTTATTAAGAAAAAAAGATAAAATAATTAATTTTACAACAATAATTCCACCTATAATGTATAATAAATCAAATAATAATCATTTTAATTTTAGCGAAAAATATTTTAAAGATATAATGCGCGAAATGCTTGAAAATATACCACCATTTGAGCAAATAGATATTGTTATCAATCCAGTTGAAAAATGTTTGGAAAAAAAACAGCTAAAATGTTTAGACCACCTCGAAAAATGTATAAATGGCATTGATATAAATGATTGTATTAAATACATGCAAACTGAAAATTATAGTGAAGAAATTAAGAAAGAAGTTACTAATATGGAAATATGTATTGCAGTTGATACCTTAGTTAAATTTGGTTTTTTACAGAATGATAGAATGGAAACATATGATGTATGGGAAAAAAGAATATTAACCAAGTTAAAAATTAAGAAGATTAATCTTCAATTAAAAGAATATATATTATTACTACTTCAAAGAATAAATCCAATTTTAGAAATTAAAAATTTATTAAAAAATAAAAATACGGGTATTTCAAATATCCTTATAAAGTATAAAAAAATATATCCAAATTATGCATCCCTTATAGATAGTTATATTCTATTAGAAAACAAATATTTTATATCATCTTATATATTAGATTGTTATTATAATTTATTAAAAATATATAGAAATTCATCAAATAAAAAATTTTTTAATTATGATAATATGATACAATATAATGATTATCATAATATTATAGAAAATAAATATAAAAAGGAACAATCGAAAATTTTAACAATTTTAGAAAAAAATTAAAATAGTTTAAAGTGCTTTTATTCTATTATGTTATAATATGGGATTAGGATTATTATTACTAGTATCAGTTGGTAATGAAAATAATATTGTTAATATGAATCCAACAATTACATTTTTTAAAAAAATTTATAAGAATACAACATATATATCAAATGAATATTTACCTCAATATTGTAAATCAATACCAAATTTTGGAACAAAACAAACTATTAATATAGCAAATAACGGTGATATGATAAAGGAGATGGTTTTATATTTTGAATTACCTGATATACCAAAATCACATCATTGTTATTTACCATCTGGAATAAAAAAATTTTCTTGGGTTAATAAAATTGGATTAGCATTAATTAAATATGTTGATCTAGAAATAGGAGGTAAATTAATATCTCGACATTATAATGATTGGATGAATATATATGATGAATTAAATCCACTAGATTATGATGTAACAAAATTAATAAATTATAACGACGGTTATTCAAATTTTAAAGTATATATACCATTACATTTTTTCTTTAACGATAGTTCTTTAGCATTACCATTACTTGCATTATCTAAACAAGAAATTAAAATACATGTTGAAATAAATGATTTTAGAAATTGTTATGTTGAATCACCATCACATTATTATGTGATTGATTCAAATATATGTCTTTATAAAACAGATGAATATATAAGACAAAATATAGATGGTATTTATAGTATTGGACAATTCGTATATTTTGATATTTGCACAAGACGTGTTTATTATAATATGATATATTCAAACTTTTTAATTCCTGTTGGTATTAATATAAGTAAATATGCAATAGTAGGTGACATTAGTGGATTTATTACTATACCACGAGTAAATTCTGTTGTGTGTAAAGATGAAGATTATTTTAATTATATTAACCCTGTTATCAAAGAGGGTTATTTATTAGTTAATTATATATATTTAGATGCTGATACACGATGGTTTTTTATGAATAATTATCTAGAATATATTGTTCCAATTGTTTTAAATATAAGCTCACAAGATGTTACATGTATTAATAATAATTATAAATTACAACTTGTTAACTGTTCTCAAATATTAGTATGGAGAGCGCAATTAAATAGTAATTTAATGGTTAATGATTATTTTAATTATTCATCCCTCCCTTTAACTTTAGTAGGAGAACCATTAATTCAAAGTAATAAACTTGTAATTAATTCTGTAACAAGAACAGAAATATATAATAATGAATATTATACTTTTTTACAGAATTATATAAATAATTTTACATCAAATAATAATATACATCAATTTTCATTTGGCATAAATCCAATAACAGAAGAAAATATGGGAACATTAAACTTTAGCATGATTGATGATGCATTTATTTATTTACATTTAAATAAATTAGTTAATTATAAAAATTCAGTAAATATTAGAGCATATAGCGTTAGTTTTAATATATTTGTTATTAACAATGGTAATGGTTCTATTAAATATGATTTATAATTTATATTAGTTCTTTTAATCCATCCATTAATTTAATTTTAATGTTCCATCCTAAATTTTTTAATTTTATATTACTAATATAATATCTCATATCATTAAATGGTCTATCTTCTATGTATTCAATCCATTCATCGTAATTTTCTGTTCCTTTAATTAGTTTTATTAATATTTTAGCAATATCTATCACTGAATATTCCATATTTATATCACATCCAATATTATATATTTCACCAACTATACCATTTTCTAATATTGCTTCAAATGCACTTGCAGTATCACTTGCATGTAAAAAAGCTCTAACACTAGTACCATTTCCTTGAATTGTAACCTTTTTATTTTCTTTTAATAATTTAATAAAAAGGGGAATTAATTTTTCCGGGTATTGATTCATACCATATACATTATTACCACGTGTTATGATAATTGGCATTTTATAACTATGATTATATGATTGGGCTATTAATTCAGCACCTGCTTTTGTTGCTGCATATGGATTAGTTGGACATAATATAGAATGTTCAGTTTTATGCATTTCCTCAATACTATTCATAGATTCACCATATACTTCATCGGTTGATACATGTATAAATTTTTTTATTTTATTGTATTTACGACATGCTTCTAACAGTGTATGTGTACCTAAAATATTATCATGTGTAAATTTAATTGAATCTTCAAATGAATTTTGAACATGTGACTGAGCAGCAAAATGTATAATGTGAGTGATATTATATTTATTTAAAATATTTTTCATTAATTCCATATCACATAAATCTCCTTTAATAAAAGTATAATTTATATCATTTCTAATATTTTCATTTATATTTGTTTCTGATGCACAATAATACATAATATCTAAATTTATCATTTTATTAAATTTTTTTTTAGGAAAATAATAATTAATAAAATTACTTCCTATAAAGCCACATCCTCCTGTTATTAATATATTTATATTTATATTATTTATATTATTAATATTAATATTAATATTATCTATACTTTTTTTATATGAAACAAGACAATCTCTAACTGCATCTTTTATATTACGCACATGTGGATATAATTTCTCTAATTTACTTGTATCTAAATAATTATTTGAACGATCGGCTGCCAATATACTTCGTTGTTCTTCAATTGAAAAATTTTTCCATGTAAAATTATTATCTACAATTGATTTATACATTTCTAATATTTCATTATGACTAATTAATCCAGGATTTGTTAAATTAATTGTTCCAACTGTTTTATTTTTCATCATATCCAATACAATTGGTAATAATTCAGATAATACAGTCATTGAATTTGGCACACTACATATTTTTTTATAGGTTGTTATTTTTGTAATAAAATTTCTGGAATTTATTTCACCCATTATTGGCATTCTAATACGTAAATTTAACACGTTATTATATCGTGATATCATTCTATCTGTAAAACCTTTTACAACTGAATACGATGATCCAAAAAAATTAGGTAAGCTTGATTCTGTGAATCCATTCATTTCCATACCAAATGGATGTTCATCATCAAATTTGAAAATACATCCAGTGCCTAAATAAGTAAAATGAATATTTTTTTCTCTACATATATCAGCTAAAATCAGTGGAGAAAATAAATTATCTCTAATATTTTCAACTAACTTTCCTTCCATTTCAAGATAATCTATTGTAGTAAAAGTTTTATCTCCTATTTTACCATGTGTTCTACCAATAAAAGATGCAATATGAGTTGGATTTATACTATTAATTTCATTTGTAACATCGCATATATTATCAACCCTAGCTTTTCCTACTGTATAACAAACATTATTAGCTGTTAATAAATCTTTAAACATATTGCCTAACCAACCATTACCATATAGCAATATATGATTTTTGGAAATTGATGATTCAAGTAATTCTTCCATATTATTATAATATATTAATATAATATAATATAATTTTTAATTCATAAAACGAATAATATAAAAATATATTTTTAAAAAACAAAATCTAATGTAATTATATGTCTGGCTTAAATCCATATTTTTCAAACAGAAGTATAAAAAACCACTAGTTTATCCTAAAATTTCAGATTTTGGAGGGAATACAATTTTTACTAACATTTTGCTAATTGATAGCAGGGTAATAGATTATACTATAATGGTAAATTCTGTAAATCCTTCTACTTTTCCCATTGTTTATTCCAATAATTCTTCTTCAACTGATTTATTGAATCTTTTAGATAAATTTACTAATATAAATAGAATTGGGTTATGTTTTACATCTAGTGATAGAAGTAAACCATTTTTAGATCGAAAACCTTTTTTTCCATCTGATATAATACAACCATACTCTGATAATATATTATTAATCATTAATATTATTAAAAAATATAATATAAAAAATATAGATTATCTTGCTTGTGATACATTAAATTATCCATCTTGGGTTAACTATTATAAAATTATTTCAGAGGAAACTAATGTAGTGGTAGGAGCATCATCTGATAAGACGGGTAATATTAAATATGGGGGAGATTGGGTGATGGAAAGTGATAATGTTAATATAGAGGGGATTTATTTTACAACTAGTATTGAATTATATCAGTATTTATTAGATTCTCTAGTTCCAAGTGTCCCTCCATGGTGTACACTTCCGGTTGATGAATA